ATGCTCCTGACAACATATTCCGAGCCGAATATCGGATTCGACATATATTCCTGCGCGGTAATATCTGACGCCCAAAACATCCTAAAATTACCGTGCGGTGATATGCATCGCTGGCAATCCGATTCTGACGCAGACGATATCGGATCTAATGCGGAAACGTTGGGCTATCGTTCCCTTCAGTCGTCAACTTTTTTGAAAATGAAAAAGGTCTCCGAAGAGACCTTTGGTTTGCGGCATTGTCACTAGCCCCGCCTGGCTTCGGCTATACCCGTCTATTGATGCAGAGACAGAAGTGCGGGTTGCTTATCTCGTCTGTCTGAAAAAGTATGCTGGCGTGCGATGTAAGTTGCAAACAAAAAGGCCTCCTGAGAAGCCTATTTTTTAATGTCGGATTAAAATGTTTTGGTGCTGTGCGATTACAATGTTTTGATGTCACGCCGCGACCAGCACCAGGCCGTCTTCATATTTCCGGGCTAGCTGTATCAGGTCGCCAAGTGTCGCCGTCTTGTCATCCAATCGCCAAAGGCGTTCATTTATCTGCTGTATCCGATGCCCTTCTTCTCTCAGTAGCGACATCATCTGATCCTGCGCAATCGGTGTATCTTTCATTCCATATCGATGCGCTTCAAGTGCTATAGCCGCCGCCGCACCGCGATAGCCCCTTATGATGTCACGGAAGTCGCCATCTTCAGCAATTTGCAGTTTTCTTGCTTGAAGCGCTGAGGTTTTTACTGAGTCTGGAAGTTTGGCTATTAGATGGTCACCAGCTACTTCTAAAGTGATATCCGTGAGCGGCATATCTTGTGCGCTTATTCGCGCGTTGTTTCCGAGGAATTCAAGTACGTAGGTCGGCTGAAATCGAATAGCTTGGGGTTCTTTAACAATCGGAGCAGTCGGCGATTTCGAATGTCGGACAATTATTGTTCCTTCTTCATCACCTTTCTCGACGGTGTATTTGTCTCCGATTTTAAGATCGATAGATTTCAAAGCATCATGATTCAGATGTAAGCAGCCTTTTGATACGGATGTGTATCTATCTACATTCGAATACTTTTGCTTGAATTTAAAGAGTCCTATTTTACCAGTGTAAGTCATCTCGATTTCCTTTCCATTTGACTAGAAGAAAATCGTGCACCTGAATATTCATCGGCGCAAATTGCGTAATCAATACAATATGTTGACGAAACTAGCTAAAATCTTAATTAGTAAACTGTTGTTGCTTGGAAATAATTCATAAAATGCCCGGACAACTCAAATAGATCCTGTTATAAGCCACCTCCAACTCAGGAGATCAACCATGTCTAACCATGGCAATAATGTTGTATTTGGTTCGGCCGCAACCATCGCATTTTTGACTGCTGGCGCTTATTCAGCGCACGAACGTGGGATGGCTGCTGTACGCGCTGCTAGACAAGCTGAAGACGAGGCTCGCTATGAAGCCGCCGTTGAGGAAATTGTGCGTGATGCAGAGGAAATGGGTAAGCTTGCAATGAAGCTAGCTCAGGAACTCGCGGCTGAACGTGCTAAAAACGAAAGCCTGACGCGGGCATTGAATCAGCGTCAGGCTTTGCTTGAACGGATGCGGAAGGCTTAACGGTATTATTTACCAGGCAGAGTTACATAGCAAGCCAGCATGGCTTTTAAAGCAGCAGACGACTGTTTGAGAGAATATTTATAGGGCCCGACTTCGAGCAAGCTTGACGACGAAATTGTTTCGATGATGTCAGCTTTCCACTTAGTAGATGCAATTATATCTGCTTCGCCACCGGTTTCAGTCTCTAATTCAAATCCATCCGCTTTTACCGTGATGTCATTTAATGGCTTTTTCAATTTTTTATCTAGTATTAGAAAAACAACTAAATTTGGTTCCGTTTGTTCAGGAGTAGATTTAGTTGCGTTAATGAATAACATGCTCGTCGGTTTGCCAAATGTTGTCGCTGAGCAACCACATTTCGATTTCAATATCTTCCAAGAACCAATCGTCTTTTGAAGGTATGTTTTAGAACCTTGAGGTGTATAGCAATATTCGAACGATTGTGCGCTTGCTTCTGTAAAGAAAAAGGCGCTCACAACAAGCGCCATCGATATCATTATTTTCATGCCCTAATCCCCTCTTAATGAGCGGATATTGCCTGAACCACGGCGGTCAGGCAAAGACTTTAAGCGAACGCTGGATTCAGTCTGTAAGCGTTAATCCGTTCGGCCAAAGGCGACGTCAATTGGGGCGCTTCAGCCGTCTGCTTACTTTCGAATTTCGGCAAACCACCAACGCCGCATTTTTTGCCATCCATGGCGCGTGTGCATGCATCCAGCCCAGCCTTTGAAAGTCTGGCTAGATCCGCATCCGAAAGCTGATAGAGCCAAAATTGCTGATCATCTGAGAGAGCGGACAAATCAATTGTAGAGCGTTCATTCGGCGACTCTGCGCATGCATATCTATAAAGCGTGTGTCCGGCGTCTGTCGTCGGCTTTAAAAGCTTTGTAGAAATCGGAAGCCCTGCCTCTGACCCCTCTTTTCCAACTTCCGATAATATATCGTCGGGACGAATTGAGAGCTGCGGAATCTGACGGCTCGGCATTGACATCGGTTTCATGCCGAAGATTTTTAGTATTGAGTTCAGCACCGCGACGATCATTTTTTCTATCCATATCAGCGTATTAGCTGCCATTCGGAACGGTGCGACAATCTGACTTTTGAACATGGTTTTCTCCTATTTTGATATTAGAAAACCATTCTCGCGTCACGATGTGCAAGTTACAAAACTCTCTCTAACATGTTGAAACGCTGTCGTTTTCCGTAATGCACTCAATGAAACGACATTATGAGTGTATTGCAGAAATATAGAATCGTGTGTTTGTCGGCTTAATTCTCACTTGTATTATACGTCAATACGAACCATCATTTTTATACATTGATATTTAAAACAAGGAGTAGCTATGTCACTACGAGAGTTTGAAAACCAAATTTCTGAACATGCGAGAATTGTCGGAGTGACTGAATGGCACTCCGGTTTTGATCTCGTCACCGTCGATACGAAAAATGGACATCGGATGACGTTATATGTCGATGAATCGCTTGATGCCATCGAGCATGTGAAAGCGTTAGCTGAGTACGGCATCTATGCACCAAACTTCATCGAAAATTCGTACGGCGATTTTGTCGAGCAGCTAACCGATGAAGACATTGAAGAAAGGCTAATCATTCGAGCAGAGAAAAAGGCAGAAAAACAATGGCATATGTAAGCGCAAAGAAACTCAATCCATTCCCGATTCACACTACACACACGACGGCCGACCAGATCCGCGACGCTTTCATGCACGTAAAATGGCAACTTGTTCGAAAAGGTTGGAAAACCGAGGACTTCACTGGCCTCCTCGGTATACCCCGGCAGTCTTGGTATCAGCACGGGCATAAGCTTGAAAGTCGTGGATATAGACAGATATCCGCCGATGCACTCGACATGTTGCGGCAAGAATTGGCGCAGGAAATCGTAGCATTAACCGACGGATATCATGATCCCTTCGGTCGTGAGCGCGATACTTGGACTGTTGGGGATTTGACAACGAAATCGCGTACCAGAGCATCGTATCGAGCGGCTCTGACAGGTGAAGCTGTTGTGCCAGGAGTGAATAATAAGCACGCGGACAAACTGAGCGATGATGAATCCCTGATGATGCGATGGTTCCACGCCGCTAAACAGGCATCTCGTGAGCAGTTGATGGCGGCCACAGGACTTGGAAAATACGATGTCGGCCGCGTGGGTTTTCAAGTATGCAAATGGGGAATTCCGCCGACAGAGGCGTGGGTCGACAATCTTGAAAGAGCAATCGGCGTCTAAAAAGCGCCGATTTTTTTGTCGGCGGAAATGCATTTAAGAGAAATCGGCCGATGAAACTAGTAGATGTCAATAAATAATTTCAATTAATTCACCTATATATATCTATATTTGACAACATATTTTGCAGTTGATGTAAAAATAATTAAAAATAGATCTTGTATTGATCATTAATACGAACCATCATTTATACATGAGCAGCGAAACAAACAACCTGACTGTCTCATGAGAGGAAATAAAATGAGCAATACAATTACTAATATTAAGCGTGAAGTTATCAACAACCGAGCAGCTATCTCTTTCGAGATGAACAAGCGATCTTTTGCTGAATATCTCAATGAAAATGATCACAATAAAATCTCGCGATTTACTGAAGATAGCTATCTCTTATCCGACCCTTCATTTTCAGAAGAAGACATTGATGATGTGATAGATGAACTGAAAATTTGGCTGAAAGAAAATCCTGTTGAAGAAGTAGTAGCGCGTGATGTGACTGATATTAAGCGCGAATTCATCGACGGTGTAGCTGCTCTGACTTTCAAGGTAGCAGGAGAAGCAAATTTGGAATGGCTGGATGAAGACGATCACAACTTACTCACGAGCAACGGCGATAGTCATCTGTCAACAAATGGAAATTTCTCCGATGAAGTGCATAAAGCCATCGTTGAACAGTTAGAAGAATGGCTTGCAGTATTCTCCAGTCGAAGACGTTGAAGAAGACGCATAACTGAAAATAAATATAAAAAGAAAGGAGGCCTAGAAAACCGAGGCCTTTTTTAAACAAAAACAACAACATGAGAGGAACCCAAAAATGAGCAATAAATATTCACCTTTAGTAAAATCTGTTGACTTCGACGGTGACCGCCGAGCAATAGTTTGGCTTACCGGACACGGCATGGCATCGCTCGATATCGCCAGCTACTTCGAGATCTATTTCAACAAAACGAACATCATCATTGATTGGCAAACCGACGACCGCGAAGAGCAAAGCATCAAGATTTCCACATTGCATCCGACGAGATATATGGAATTCCCGAGCGAAGCTATTCAACATATTGAACAGCATAAAGATAAATTATTGGAAGAAGAAGAACGGTATTTCAGCTACTAATTTTGCATCTATTACAAACCACCAACCCTCGGACATCCGAGGGTTTTTATTAGTAATCTTGTTTAAAAGGCAAATCTGTCTTACATTGTCTTACAAAACGAGGTGAAAATGCCATCTGAATCAGTCACTGTAAGAATACCATCTGAAGTGAATAGCAGCCTGGAAAAAATCGCTGAGGCAACAGATCGGTCTAAGAGCTACATCATTGTCCGAGCGTTGAAAACGTATCTGATGAATGAAGGAGCCAATATTTTAGATTCAATAAAAGGCCGAGAACAGATAGCTGATGGTAACTTTGAAGACATTGATGATGTAATCGTAGATCTTGAAAACATTATAAAAAATAGTTAGTTAATCGTATTTTTCATCCAATAATTTTCTCACACCATCCAGCTTCTGCCGACAATCTTCTCCCGCTTCCGATACCTGAATCAGGTACAAAGCGACCTGTTTTTGTGACTGCCAGACTTCTTTTGCTTCAGGTTCTGGCATGCACGTAAGCAGCGCTTCAGGCACCTGAATTTGCCTTGTTTCAACCTTGGTCACTATCTCGACTGCAGGCTTATGCGCACATCCCGAAATCAATAAAATCAGAAGACCGGCACCGAAGATAATTCTCATTTGACACCTCCTGCGAATTTTCGCTTTCTGAGATTTTCGAGGACAGGTGCAACGAAACCGTCATTTTCTGGTGTCGTCGATGCGATTTCGCGCTCCAATTCGCGATTCAAAATGCTGGTTTCATTGAGGGACGTCTGCACCTGGTTGAGTAGATCAAGCGTCCGTTTATGTTGAGCATCGGCCTGTTTCACAGCCTCCGCGTTTGCGTTGGCGACGTCGACCGTTAGCTTCAATTGTGCGTTCGCAAGGGTGAGCTGGGCGTCGGATTCTGCCAATTTCGATTTCAGATGCGAGATGTAGAGCCAGCCACCGATTATGATGGCTGCGAGTAATAGGCCGATGATGAGACGGAGGTTGGAGAGGATGGGCATCATTCCTCTCCTTTGTCTTCCGACTTATCACGCCTGCGTCGCGTAAAAGCCAAACTCAGTATGTCGGAAAAGAAACCTGGAATTCCTTTGCTAGTTCGGAAATCCATGTGACCCACGCCCATATATATGGCGAGCAATGCAACCACCCACGGGCCGAGGGCGTCAACAATGGCAGCGGTGTTCGGATTTCCTATGAGCAAGCCAACGCCTGCTATGCCGAAAAAAGCGGCCAGCGATGCAATAGTGATCTTCTTTGAGAAACGCCTTGTGATTTCTTTTTCGGTGTTCATGCGGACACCTCCAAGCTTATTTTTAAGCCAGTAGCCTCTGCAATTGCGCAGAGTTGCTTAAGTCCGAGGAGTGATCCGTGTCCACATTTTACCGAGCGGATCATGCCTGCTCGTGCCGAAGGGTAATATTTTGAGATGTCGGCTGCCAAAATGTTGTTATTGATTAAATGGGTTTCGATGGCGTCCGCTATCGTCTCGTGAAGAAAATTATAACTGCATGGACGGTAAGATATTGGAGATTTCGGTCGAGCCATTATTTAGACCCTCCCTTTAGCAAGTCAGCATATTCGGCCTTGGCATCGAAAGACGGACAGGCTTTGCCTTTATCGAAGTCCCTGTGACCGCATAAAGTCGTGATTTTGTACTTTGACACGAGTTCAGTCAGAAGTTTGCGCAGCGCCACTTTTTGCTCTGGTGTGCGCGAGTCCTTTGGCTTCATGTTTTTGTCGCAACCGCCGACGTAGACAACGCCAATGGAACCCGAATTGTGACCTGCTACGTGAGCGCCTACTTGCTCAACTGGACGGCCAAGATGGACGGAGCCGTCACGATAGACGACGTAATGATATCCGATGTCTTTCCAGCCATTATCTCTTGTATGCCACATCCGAATGGTTTTTACGTCTACGTCGCGGCCTTCGGGAGTAGCTGTACAGTGAACTACTAAAGTATTGATATTTCGCATTAAAATGGGAACTCTGGATTAATGTTCCCATTATGTTCTTTGGCAATGTAAGTTGCAAGATATTATATTACGCAGCCATCTGCAGTTGCGCGCGGTCGCCCATTGCTTGACAGCGGCCGTCTGCGCTCATCAACAATATTGTCCGTTTTCCATTGTGATATTGAACAATATGCGCATGTGCCCACGTCGTTGGACCCCTGTTATATCCCTGGTCTAGTTTCGCAGAGACACCGGAAACATATGCACCTTCGGAAATAGAAGGCGTATGCGTGTGTCCAGTTGACGTCCTGACACCAAATCTTTTGAACTGGTTCGGACTTCCTCGTGATCCGGAAATTCCAAGATCCCCATGCAGACCACACTCGATGCCGTCTACCTGATATCCCTGCCCAGCTCCCACAAATTCTACGGAATCCGGCAGGTTTGCGCGACGTAGACCGTATTCGACAACATTAAAGCTGTCGTTGCCAGCTCGAATTGCTTTATGCCAGGCCGCATTGAGATCATGCCAATAATAAGCATTTTTGACGTCTCCAGCCCCGTCCACATTCTTGAGCCATCTGGCCAAGGCATTGTCATGATTTGATTCAACAACAACGGTTTTACAGAAATCACGTGTGCAAGCTGCTATGAAATCGCTGGCTTCCTGTACCTCGGCCTCGACATTCTCGGAGCCGCCTGCAGACACTAAGGCCATGATATGCGGATCGCCCAGGTTGTGATGATTGCGACGTCGGAAATCGAGCGTATCGTGAAAGAATTGCACTTCGGGCTGGAGACCATCCAGAATGTTGATGTTATCAAGCCGTTTCTTGGTTGTCCGTTCATATCCGAACGAAGTCGCCGCAATGGTGGGGTCAAGTTGCTCATGATGTATGTCGCCCCAGCTGATAGCTCGAACACGCTTGTCTCCATCGCATTTTCCATCCATCACGAGCGTATTTAGATCCTGAAATGATCCATCATCATCAGCAGAAACTGGGCGCAGGAACACCTCGCCGTCGACATCGATCTCGACAACGATAAATCCGAAAGTGTGATGAAAAATGGACTTCTGGCCTGCTGCGCGAGCTGTGTAATTCGGCATCGTCACCGTGCCTGTTGAGATCGCAAAACGGGGGTCTTGGCCCTGCAGACGAGGAATACTTTGCAATGCAATTCTGGAGTGAGGAACGATGACGTGACCGCCGTGATTTTGCGTGAGCCAGCCAGCAAGCGGATTTGCCGTCGTTGGAAGGACATTAGCGCTTCCTAAATAGAGGACATCCTGTGTCAATTGAACGCGGTCGTGACAAAGATATTCGTGAATGGCAGGGTCATAAACATTCGCCGACGCGGCATGATCTTCGAACAATCCAAGCTGATACGTATGCCCACCGATAATGATATGAGCGCCAATATAAGCCCCGTAAGCCTGCATATTTCTCAGGAATTCGGTATGAACGGGCGTATCGTCCTGAGCCGCCGAAATTAGGAACCTGTGTACGATACCGGGTTCAAGATCTGCTTGAATCGTCGGTAGTTCCTGAATTCGAGGAGCTTTCTTTTTCGCAGGTTTTTCGTCTTCCGATGTCGATTCAGAAGCTTCCGAAGGCCAAATCTTTTCGACTGCTGCGGATGCGGATTTTGGTGCTTCAGGCTTATTTATGGAAAGCCATATTTTTCTAGCTGCATAGAAAGTAAGTTCACATGCAAGTGCTACTTCTCGTATAGATGAACCAGATTTAAATAATTCCTCAGGAGTTTTACGTCTTTCTATTTCCATGTCTATCTGTATAGCTAGTTCACGTTCAATATGTTGTTTCATTTTTCTACTTGTCATTTTGATTTCCTTTCGCTCAAGTTGACAAGTAAATTATTCGGTGTATTTAACATCAATACAATAACTTTTTTCAACGAAATCAATTACTTGTCGCAAACATTGTTGACGTTTCTAGATGTTACAAAGAGAAAATAGGTAAATTAGATTCCGAAATATTTTCTTGCGAACGGCACAATGAATGCCATCGCAGTACCGAAAAGCGCCGACAGAGTTGCAAATACTGCTTTATCTGCTTTACGAGCTGCTTTTAATTCTGCGACGTCTGTTTCAATTGACGTCAATTTTGACTGCATGGAAGTCGAGTTCTTAAGAAAGCTGTCTAGCTTTTCTTCCATCCTGGCCTGCGAGCGGATGACTTCGAGAAGTTCTTTTGAAGGGAAATCGGTGGTCATAAAAAATGGTCTCGTGAATATAATTGGATAGTTTACGAGACCACGCTCAAGTGCAAGATTCTATAAAAAATTCCCGGACAAACTGCAAAGATCCTTGTATAGCGACTTCAGAAAAAGGAATCGCATATGAGCATCGATCTAGTAAAAGTGAACATCAGCGCAGAAGAAGCTGAAGAACTGAAGTTGCAAGCTTCACTCACGACACTACCTGAAGACGGCATTTATCTACTGAACGCCATTGACAAAGCTGTCAAACTGGGAACTGTCGATAAAAACGACATGCTGTCCGGTCAAGACATGCTGATTGCAATCGCCGAAAAACTTGAAAATGAAGGCGATAATCCAGTCGTTCGCACTGAGCTTGTCGAGAAAATTCGTCTCATGTCTGATTACGCGACGACGAGACTGGTGCCAATCGAAATTCCGTGATAAATCCCAAAGTATTAACTTGTTGTTAATGTTTGCGGTCTAATGATGATCGCACAGTTGAGGCCTGCGCCAAGCGCATATAGGTAGACATGATGTCGTTCTCGACTTTCGGTGCAATTCCGACTTGTCCCTTCCATTTATTTTGGGGACTTTTTTTATGTCCAGCATTCTGACTAACGCATCTGCAATGACTGCATTGCAGACCCTTTCTGCTACCAACAAGAATCTTGCAACGACCCAGAGCCGTATTTCTACGGGTATGAAAGTTGCAGAAGCTCAAGATAACGCCGCTTACTGGTCTATCGCAACGACAATGCGTTCGGACAATAAGGCAAACGACGTTATTTCCAGCTCGCTTGGTCTCGGTGGTGCGAAGATCGACACTGCTTATACCGCAGTGAAAGACACCATCTCTGTGGTCGATCAGATCAAGGAAAAGGTTCTTTCGGCGAAGAACGCTTCGGCAGATGACCGTGCAAAGATCCAGACCGAAATCACCGCTCTGCAGAAGCAGCTTGGTGAAAGCGTTAAGGCTTCTTACGCAGGTTCTAACCTGCTGAGCACGAACTCAGCAAAGGACACTGGAGCAGCTGCTCAGCCTAACTTCAGTATCGTTTCGTCTTACAATCGTAACGCTGATGGCACCGTTTCAACGGGTTCCATTGATGTTGCATTGAAGGATATCCGACTCGTTGACACTGGCGCTGCTGGCGGGTCAGCTACTGGCGGTATCTTGGATAAAACGTTTGCAATCGATGCCGCCGCAACTCCAACAACTGCTAGTATTCTTACTCTAGATGTTTCAGGCGATGACATTGATAACGCCGCTCTCGACAAGATGCTTGCAGGTATCGAAACGGCTGCTGGTGGTCTTGCTACCGCTGCTTCTACGCTCGGTGCAGCTAAAACTCGCGTTGACCTGCAGACGACACTCGTAAAAAGCCTGTCTGACGCAATCGACCGTGGTATCGGTGCAATGGTTGACGCTGACATGAATGCTGAATCGGCTCGCCTTTCAGCTCTTCAGGTTCAGCAACAGCTTGGTGTTCAGGCGCTCTCGATTGCAAATCAGAGCACCCAGAATATCCTGTCTCTCTTCCGTTAAAATTAACGGATTTTGGGCGGGGCAAGAAGCGGGTGGTCAACTACCCGCTTTTTTTACGTTGCTACTCTGACAACGTTTGTCGCGACAATAGCGCTCGACAGATCACATTTTTCTGTCGAGCCCATCACCAGCTTAGTTGACAAGCTATCTCTGCGTCGAGCGCTGCTATCTCTTATAGAACCCCTGTTCGGCTGAGAAATACGATCTCGACGCGCTTGATCCTGGGCTTGCAGTCTCATCGCGTTCATAGCACCGAATAATTCGCTCGAATTTTCAATTTCCATGTCCATGTCCGTTCTCCTCTAGCTTCCGATAACTGCTTCGCGTGGCAGCCAAATTGGTTTACAAGTCACCGTCAGATTTCGCGTAAGAAGGTCTTCCTCGCGTATCGGATCGACGTCGAGTTCAATGCGCGTCGGCAGACCTTCTATGATAGCGACTGGATCTTGTTCATAGAGCGCCGAAGATTTTTGGAACGCGTAGTCGTTGACGACGTCCACAAAATGCACTTGCGCACGCAGAGCTGATGCGTTGGTCGGCTGTGATGCTGGCGTTGATGAAAATCTATATGTGATAAGACCCGTCTGCTCTTCACCAAGTTCAGGCGTAGGCGCTAAAGAACCGTCGCCGAGGTATGCAAGCAACGTGATTTCGGCGTATCTTTTTGCGCCAGCCGCGACCAATTTTAAGCTGGAAATCTTCGCCTGCACTGACCCGATTTTTCGGTTATAAATTCGGCAGAAATCTCCGCATTTCATTGATCTCGCGGCAGACCATTCACACTGGAAACTGATTTCCAAGCATCTGGCTCGGACATAAACACGGCGCTGGAGCATACGTATGGCGTATCTGACTGCGCGAGTGCCACGGGTCGAGTCAAAAAAACGAGCAGATATCGGATTTATGGCAGCGCGCTTTTCGACTTGTACGAAAGATGAATAAGAGAAGAGCGACGACGCAGTGTGAGCAGTTATACAACGCCACTTGTGCCCATTATATATGACTTCATCACCCACATTGTATTGCATCGGCTCAAGCGTTGTCGGGTCTTCAGCCGTCCAGAGTGGTGTGCTTGGATCTAGATTCAGCGGCGCTAAATTGATGATATCTGCAGTTTCATTTTTGTCGTCGCCCAATATTTCCTGCTGTGCCACAGGCATCGAGATCGTCAAAAGTTCTTCGCGCTGTTGCTGAAAATCATATCCAAGTCGAATTTGCACGCCGACCGTTGCCGCTTGCATCAAGATTTGGCAACCAATGACTTTTTCGTCATTCAGCGCGTATTTTTCCAACCCTGCATCGAATGAATCCAGAATAGAATGTTGGTTGAAATACGTGATCTCAGATTCCGCTACATGCCAGCCAGTGTTTTCGCCGACAGCGGTACCCGGTTGCGGAAGATTCTGCATCAGGTCTTGCCAGCTATAAGTGTCCACAGGCAAATTCACGGCAGGCAAGCTCTGTACGCCTTTGGCTTCCTGCGTCCACGACGCTACTACGCGCAGGCGTGTTTTTGCACGCGGTGGATTCCGAAGGGTGACTTGCAGAGTAGTCTCAAAACCATCTGAATCAATGACGTGAGTAGAGCCCCCAGTGACCATATTCACGCGTCCAATTTGAAGGGTTTTCCGATCCCATCTCCAGAACTCCAGTCGGCCAGCAAGCGCGCTCATAGGGTCATCTGAGGCATCGCGGCTATGAAAAAGAGCGTCGTACGTCTCGAATTTTTCACGGTCATCTGGATGTCCATAAGGATCGTAGCCGTCGATTTCGCCCGTCCTCAACGCATTCGCCGCCGCTTTCAGGACGACATCCTCATCAGGGGGCACGCACTGAAATCGCAACGTCAAAGTTTGTTGACCAAGCTCCGAAGGCACAGCGATTACGCGGCCTCTTGCGAGTTCGACGGGAATATTATCGGAAGCTAGACGCTCGCTTAAAACAGCATACCTTTCACTACGACCGATGCCAAGCAATCCAAGCCCCGGATTCGGGATCTCGACTTCGAAGCCGCTGTTGATGATGTCGCCTTCTTCTTGCTCATATATCGACCCGCGTATGCAGAATTCGTCTTCGCGAGCGTGAGAAATTGGATCAAAAGGCGTGTCAAAATTTGTTAACCAGCTGAGATAGAGCATCAGTTATCTCCATGCCAGTCAGGGCCACCTATTTCCTCGGCCGTCAACGACCATTGAACAGTCGCATTTTGCTCGTGCGCGGATGACGTCCACGGTTCGGTTACGAACAAATCAATCCAAGGACGGTAGAAAATGCGCACAGTTTCACTAGCTGGCGCGCTCAGCGTGATGACTTTGTTCCAGACGGTGAACGGCACAGGCTCAAAATTTTTGGTCAGGCAACGGATCGATGTGTAGCCAGTCGCATCCTCTTTATATGGATATCTGATCAATGTGCGGGACTGCGCACCTGGCTGGATCGCATCGGCGAATTCGCAAGGTGGAATTATGGTAAAAGTCGCACCAGGCCACATATGCGACAACGCAGGCGGTCGCATATCGTCAGATGACGATATCGTACATTTAAACAATTTGAATTCGTCAGCTGCTAAATTTCGCGCCTGACCATTCCACGATCTGACAATGTGACCTGAATCTTCAATGGGCGAAAAATCGACCGTCAAGCCGAAGGCTGTTTGCCAGCCGACCGCCAAATCATCAGATATAAGTGTCGTAGTTATTGGAAAATCGGTCATCAATATCCCCCGTTTCTTTGCATTGAATACAGGGTTTGATTCATTTTCCGGGCAGTCAAAGGATCAGCTTGAAGCGTTCCGAGACTGCGGTCATTCAACGTCAAGTTCACGTTTACCGTTTCAGTAGAACCCCTTGAATTCTTATTATATTCCGCATCTTCCTTTATGAATCTACGGTCGGATTCCGACAAATTCTCTCCCCATAAATTCACAACCCCACCTGGCAAAAGATGAGCATCTTCAAGCCCCATCTGCGTATTTACGCCTCTACTTCTGAACCAGTCCCCTTGTCTTTTTCGGTCGTATCGAGCAAAAGCCTTGTCGAAGTCGGCATCATATTTTGTCTTTAGATTTTTCTGAACTTGAGACTGTCGAGCTTCGTCTGAATCTTTCCAGCCGCTCCATTCATAAGCTTTTTTACCGCCGTACCAGCCTAATGCACCGCCACCCACGACAGCCGCGCCAAGGATTCCAGCTTTCGCACCGAGTCCGAGGGCACCAGCCGCGCCAGCTCCTGCTACAGAACCTGCACCGCCTAGAGCCGAAGCACCTGTAGCCGCCGTTGCAATACCTGTAATACTTTTCGCAAGAGCGCCACCGCCGCTCATAGCGAATAGTGCTCCAAGGACTTTCATAAGCTGTCCTGCGGCGGTCGCGGCTAATCCAAAAAGACCAATAAATTTCATCATGCCGACGAAAAGGAGCATGGTCGTTACGTCGGTGCCGAACAGCGCGGCAACTGGTTCGAGCATCGTGTGAATCGCCGATAAGACGGTTTTCACCATCTCCAGAGCGGCCATGAAATCAGCGCCAAAGGCCTTCGCCTGGTCGCGAAGATCATTCAGCCATTTAAATTCAGAAGCGTCCTGACCGGTGAGGACGGCATACAAATCTTTGACAAATTTTATGGCTTCTTGAATTCCGTCCCTGATTTTATTCAGCCATTCAAAACGGCTATCCTCGCCGTCCCAGAGCTTCCTAAGCTCGCCGTACATGTCGGATATGAACGCTCTGGCTTTCTCAAGTTTCTCAAAAATCGTATCTAACCACGGCGTTTTAAAACCTGTGCGTTGTCCTTGGAAAATTCCGACGATGTCTGAAACTAGATTGCGCGCGTAGACAAATCCGTCCTTCAGAACGGATGCAATGCGCTCGCGATAACGCACCATGAACTCAGTCATTGCGTCGGTGGATTCGGTGAGCAACGGCAGGACTTCACGAGCGACGGCCATCTTCACGCCAGCTATAGACCGCCTGAAATTCTCAGCAGAAGTCGCATAAGTAACCCCTATATCTGTGTCTCGCTTTGTAACTACGCCGCCCAGACGCTCCAGCTCTTTACGATAAGCCTCAATTGCAGTACGACCGCCTTCTAAGAGAGGCACCATCTTCGCTCCGGCGTCCTCGCCGAACAATTGAATTGCAAAGCGCAGGCGCTGTGTCGGGTCGTCGACCTTTTTCATCGCATCCGAAAGCGCTAGGAGGCCTTCCATCCCGCCTTTTGATGCCTTTTCGACATCGAGGCCATACTTCTCTAAACCGAACAGAGCCTCCCCGACTGGCCCAAACGATTTCTTTAGAGTGCGTTCGGCTTTTTCAAGCTCGGCGAGCTGTTGGCGCAATCCGTGGACGAAAGTCTGCGTTTGAAGGTTGTTATTTTCATACGGAGCGGCGCGCGCAATACGATTTTCAAGCTGGCCTTTGCGTTCCTGTATGCCTGAAAGTGATGACATACGTGCTTGCCCAACAGCATCACCTGCGGCCGTCAGACCACCGATATCGCCAGCGCGAAGTGAAAAAATGGCATCTTTTCTGGCGTTGTCTTTGAATGCTGAAAATTCATCGTTGGCTTCTGAAATCTTCTGCCGAATGCCAAGAAATTCAGAGCCAATTTTCGAAAGACCTTTGACAATTTCATCACCAGCCACGCCTTCGCCTGCGCCTGCAAATCCGAGAACAGACAGGTCTTCAGGCGACACACCGAGCGCTCTAGACTGCTTAGAAAGCTTATCCCATTCGCCTGCGGTATCCTTCGACATTTTGATGGCAGCAGCTGATACGGAAGCCAACGCGGCAACGGCCGAAACGGCACCAATTGAAATGGTTTTGAAAGCTGTTTCAGCTCCAGTTTTCAGGCCGCCAAAGCCAACCTTGCCGACAGATAAACTGGCGGATTTTAATGTCGCTAAGGAACGCTTCGATTTCTCAATATCTTTTTGAAATGGCTCAAGAGCGCGTGCACCTGACTGACGAATATTATTAATTGAATCACGTGCAGACTGCTGAAATTTTCGAAAGCCAGAAACCGTCTCGGACATTCCTCCGAGACTGAATCTTGTCTTGATTTCCGGCGCTACACTGCTCACTTCACAAACTCATCCCAAATTTTCTTATCTCCGCTCTGTGCGACCAGAAACGCCTCAGCCATCTGAATTTGCTGACGTTTTTGGTCTCTTCGGAGAACCTTTAATCTCATTATCAGCGCTCTTGGTGAAAGATTTAAGCCCGAAATTCCAGTCTGATTTTCGTAACTTATGGCGCTTTTTACTAAGTTCACGAACGACCCATTTAAGTTCAGACCGCCCTTGCGATGAGGTCGCGGTAAGCTCACTTTTTCGGAAATATTCCGTTCAACGCCGCCGTGATCTTCGTAAAAAAATCGTTGAGGTCACCGTCGCCTAAAGTGACTTTCATTGATTCAGAAAAGAGAGCGAGCGTCAGATCATCCGGCTTCTGAGTAATGAGATTTTCAAAATCGGCATTGCCTTCGCGGTTTGATGCACATGCAATAAAAGCGGCGGCGGCGGCTACACCTGAATCCATAAAAACGGATATAAGAGACGGCTGCATTTCCTCCGGAAGAAGATTGCCGTCCTTATCCACCTTCGGCTCAAACAAATCGATAAGCTTTGGAAAGCGTTTTACGAGTCTCAAGCATTCTAAAATGGTAACTGGACGCAGTATAGTAGTCACACCCAATATTGTTACTTCTTGATAAGAATGGTCTACTGCTGTCAACAAATCATCGATTGACTTAACTTCTTGCTTTACTATAGCATTCATTATTATAACTCCTTGTAATATTTAATGAATTATTAATATTAGACGGCAGTCTAATTGACTGCCGTCTTTTTATCTATTTAGTCTTTCGGAATTGAACGGATGGTACCGTACGAATTCTTATTCGAAGTCGCGTAAACAGAACCTTGAACGGTGAACTGGTTCAGCTGCTCGGTTCCAAACGCTGGCACCGCACCGCTCGGACGAAGTTCGACGTCGTTGTACGTCTGCTCAAACTCTTCGCCGTCGCCGGATTCCGAGGTGACACCGATAAACACGAGTTCTCCACGCACGCCTGCGGTCGACATCAAATCTAGATCAAGCAGACCCTCAGATTCTGTGATAGCTGGCTGTGTATACTCGCCGATTAAATCGCCTGTGAATCCTTCAGGAAGTGCGACTATCTGCAAATATCCAGCACGATGAACGGTGTAGTGCACATCTTCGATTAGATCATTCGCGTCGCCGTCAGAAACACCAGTTACAACAGGTTTAAAGCCAGGAATCTTAATCGCATCGCCGACTTTGGCATCTGGAATCGTAAAAGTTCCATTTGTCACTGCTGCCTGAGTAAGCAGACGTCTATTTGCCATGAACAGGATTTCATATCCGATATCCGTCCAGCTCTCGCACGTAAAACTGATCTGACCGTCTTTCGTGGTCACGTACTTTTTAATAAGACGACGGTCACCGAATTCCTGCGTGTATGACTCGATTTCCGTCAGGTTCGGCGTGAATTCCATAGATGCCAGAGCGCCCAAATTCACATATTTGTTGGTGCCTTGTTTTCTAAAAACTAGCTGACCGCCGTTTACGCGCTGCTTGTCTAATATAGGTTTAAAAGCCAATGTTGCCATTTTGTTCTCCAAATAAATTAAATAATGGTTGTCGGATCGGTATCTGTAGTTCTTACAGAACATGAAAAATTGAGTGTCTGAATAAGCATCAAGCCGTCTTCGGTCGGCTGTCCTGTCGGCTCCGCACTGCCGGAGTATCTCCAGAAAAGGAGCTTCCCGACGCCGATAGCCGAAGGCTTAGCAAGCGTCTTCTCAACTAGCACAGACAGCTCATCAAGTGTGTCTTCTGCGTCAGAAGTTTCTTCATGTATGCCGACAGTTACGGAAATCTGCATGTCACGCTGAAGTTGTCGATGTCCCGGTGTTCCGTTAGAGCCAGAAACAGCGACGTTTTCAGCAACCGAGACGATTGCTAATGGAAAATCTGTTCTCTGAAATTGTCTAAGCATACGACTTGCAGAATGAGCAGACGCGAAGTCAGGAAGCGCCTTAAGCACTTCAATAACTCCATTTCGTATCTGCGTCTTCACATGCGTCATCAGCGAATTTTCTCAGCAATTAATTTTATCTCTAGCTGAGCGTAACCGTCGCTTTTGCAAGATTCTACTTCGTATTTACGACCGTTGATTTCCAGTTCGTCGCGATTAGAAAACAACAAATCCAGCGATCCATTCGCACGCTCCGGAGCCAGCCTTTTCGCATCTTCTATGAGTACGAAAGCCGTTGGCCGAGCTTCTTCTACTTGCACTCCGGCCGCATCGATGGGCGCATAAGCATCATTAAAAATCAGCTGAATCGGCTGCGCAATATCTGCATCGTGCTGATGCCAATAATGGTTACCGCGTTCTCTGAAGATGCAGTTAGCTGTGCGTGCAAGGGTGCGGAAAGCGGGATGTTTGCTCATTATGCGACATCCAAATCAATGATATCTAGAGCAACGCCGAACGGCGTAACCGTGGGCTGGATAGCTACAAGCACGCGGTCGGCACTTAAGCGTATCATGTCGAGCCATTTTCCTCTGGCCGCCGCCCAGCTCAGCGAATATGCAATATGATTAGCTTCTGAAATCACACCTGTGTCAGTATCGACATCGAGCTTTACAAGTTTCCCAGGATCGGTATCGACTGGCCACGAGCCTGCTACAAGCGAAGTTTGATCATACGGTGTGCCTGAAGTTATAGCGCTTCCAAGCGCGCCAGCTGATGATGCGGCTCCGAGGATCATCGGTTGACCAGAGCTGTCGATAGCCACCGATATCGCTTTTTGAATACCAGAAGACGACCATGAAATTATCGCGAGCGCAGGCGAAAGTGCGAATACAGACACACCGCCGTCAGGTGAACTACCCATGAAACTGGTGTTTCCGAGCAATTTTGTTGCGTTATCGTTTGCTGATAAGACACTTATTGTAAGTCGTGCAGTATGATCTCCGAGGACTGCACCTGCAGATGCCACGATGTATTTTTCTCCGCCGAGGTAGTCGTAAGATGGAGAAACACGGCTTTCTGCAGACATAGTAAGAGATGTTTCTGCATGTGAATTTTGACTTTGTCCAGTTGAAAATCGTTGTATCCAGAGTCCGGAAATATCGACAGGATTCGATGAACTTGCGGCTATGTATATAGCCATTGCTGAAGTCGTTGCTAGAAGCGGAGCACGCGAATTATTTGACGGATAAGCTGAACCGTGGCCGGAAAAAGCAATGGGTGCTGTAGCTGCTATTAATGTTGCATTTACACTTCCGGTTGCATAAAAAACTTCAACAAAATTTTGTGTGAGCGCTCCTATCGAGGAGCCATTTTGCAATGAGATTTTAGCAAAATCTTCGGAAACAACAGCGATTCCAAGCACTTGAGCGCCAGACAAAACTGTGACACTTGTTTGTGCAGCGCGCGATAAAATACCAGCAGACAACTCAAATATTTTTATCGTTAAAATTGTGGAAGATTTAGATACAAGCATAAATCTAGTTGCCGACATGGCAACAATTTTTGCGGTGTTTGACATAGTCAACGACGTCAGATTTTCAGTTTCATGATGTCGTGCAACAGACGTATATTTTTTCCATTCCTTTGACGCATATGTAAAAGCTGGAAACGGCGGCAACCCAGGATCTTCGTAAGAACCGAAAGGGTGTGTCAGTCTTTCAAGTTTTTGAATACGGCTATCAACGCTTGCAAAATTAGAATTTACTTTTGCAAAGCCGTCGCGTGTGCTTTCGGCGTCAACAGAATTTGGTCCACTTCCAATATTTATGCTTTGAATAGTCATTATAAAAATCTCCTAATTATTCAGTTTCCGGCGATGCCGAAGTCAATCCTTGAGTGATGAAAGCCGTCGACGACGAATACCTCGGCGTCCCACTCTCTATAACTTGACCTTCAAGCACATCTAACCTGCTTATAATATTTACAATCGTTGTCGCTTGCTCTGAAATAGTTGTTTCTGCTGATGAAAGTCTGGTTGTCAATTCTGCAAGATTCGACTGCAAATTTGAGATGGTTGTCGACTGTTCTGACACCGTCGACTGCAAAGAAAGTACGGTATTTTCAACTGAAACTACGCGCCCGCTCGCACGTTCCAGAGCCGCAGTTTTCTGAAAAAGTTCAGGTAAGTCGTTAGCAACGGATGAATATCCGTTGCCTGAGCTTACAAGCTGTCCATTCACAGAAAGCGGTTCTGATTTCGTATAAGATTTTGCTGTTTTCCCAGCAATTCCAAGTACTTGGGCAACGAGATTTGAAGATGAAAAAGATATGGTGCGGTTAGCTGGCAAGATTTCTATGAGAGTGCTGCCTGCAAAAATACCAATGTTCATATATGAGCTTGCACTCTTGGCCGAGAGAGCAGATCGAACGTTTGCGAAAACGGTTTCTACTGAATCTATTGGTTGCACGGGCACAGATATGCCGCCTGTCGCTCCAGTTAGCGAGAAAGCAAAATTTGCAGGCGCAGAAAGCCCAAGGCTTTCCATTGTTCTCGTCAACGCAATAGCTCCGACATCGCCGATTATGCGGCCAGTATAGCTAAAAACCTTGTTTTTCTGGATGACACCATCGACTTCTTCCTCGCCGCCGCCATCGCCTTCGAGAGCGTCCAGGCGGTCGGTTACAGGCTGAAGAAGTTTGTTGACGGGAGCAGATGCGAACTCGTTTTCTATAGCGAGTAGAACGAGGTCGACACCGGTGACAACGTCGGCTTCTGGGAAATCTTCAGGTGTGAGGGAGCCTCCACCTGAGCCGCGTGGTAAGATTGGAGTGAGCATCAGACACCCCCGTTTTTAAGATCGCGGATCTCTTGAGCGAGCACGGAAATGGCTGCCGACAGTATCGTCAGGTCATTTCGAATAATAAAAATTTCGTCGTCTACTGTGCCAGTCTGTCCATAAACATTAATGGAATCAACGCTATAGGGAGTCTGATAAGGGGTAGAAATAAACTGATAGTTTGCTAATCCCAATACACGAAAGAGATCTGTCGGTGATGTGCTCCAAGGAAACTTTATAGTGTTTCCGTCAGATACTTCGACGCGCACTTGTCCTCCGAAAAGCGTGGCAGAGAAATAAACGCTAACCGCATATCCGGCATCGGTAATTTTTGATAGCACATCATAGAGGGTATCTGTCTCCGCAACTTCTACGGACACCGTGGAATCATTAATCAGAAACTCGTACTGACCCGGAAATACACCGAGGTCGCTGTAAATATTTGCATCTGGATATAGCAAACTCGGAGCCGAACCGAAATTTGCATCGCTTCGAAAACCTGATCTATCCACGGTGACTAATGCTGAATTTGCATTCTGAAGAGCATCGATATTGAATTCCAGCGCTTCAACACGGCTTTCCAACGCGGGATCACCGCCGCCTGAAATTGCTTTTGGAAGGATAGGATTCATCATCTCTTAGCCCTCCAGAATGTAGATAAGTGCTTGATTATCCGATGAAAAATGAAGTGTGCATCCAGTTTCTACCGAGTAGCTGAAATATCCGCCTGCGGTAAGTGGAATGCCGAAATTTGGTATAAAAGTACTATCTTGTTCATCTGTATAGAAGAGCACATCAGCATTTGTATAGATTTGAATAAGCGATGTGTCATCAAGTATATCATAAGAAAAAAAAGAACCTGCATCTAATGGAATAGCGCTTATATTATCGTGCTTTGCAGACGGCGCAGGATGAGCTGGCATGCCGTTACTTGGAGCAATGGCGGTCTTTACAACAGGTATCGTCATCAAAATAATCTCCTAAAAAATCGTGCTCTTTGAAATGGAAAAGCCGAGGATGAAAAAGGAGCCATCCCACCCTCGGCCTGTGATCCCGCGCTACAATGAGGAGAAAAGCGCGGGTAATGGTTACTTGGCTTCGATTTTCACGATAGCCTGAAGACGCTGAACCCACGAAATAACGTTCGTCTGAGCCTTGAGTTCGACGCCCGCGTCATGCGGAAGGTCGTACGGAGAGACATATTCAGGAAGTCCAATGATACCGAGGTCGCTCATGCCCGTGCCTGGGCCAAAACGAGTCTGATACATTCCGTCGACGATAGGACATAAATACATGTCATCATCCCCAAAAATGGTCTGACCGCCGACAACGTTGCGGGTGTATTTCACCATTGTTATATTGCTAGCGATCTGGAATCCGCCGCTCAAGTCATCACGGAGCATCGAACCATCATTGTATCGCTCAACACTCTTCTCGAATGATGGATGATCCGTCACTTGTGCAAAGCGGTTTTTGCCCGCGATAATGACGAACCTGTCAGCGGTGAATTCGCCTAAGTTGTCCTCAGACAAGTCTTTAGCCTTAACAAATTCAGTACGAAGCTTGGTGTTGGCTGCATTAAAATCGACTGAATACTTCGTCTGAGCAACACTGAATTCTTTATTCCAGTTCTTAACGATCTTTCCGTTCGCGCCGATGACTTTACCAGTTACGCCGCCAATACGTGACGTTTCCCACATTAACCGATTACGACGGTTAAACTTCGAGAGAAGCTTATTTCTTTCATTTTCAATAGATGTCAGAAGCTCGCTTCCTGCTGCTCGGATACCCTCAAATTGCGTAGCAAACAGCGTATCCTTCTGTGGGTAGTGTGGAATTTTGACAAGTACTGAGCTATCGGTATCGCGTTCAGGAGCATCGCCTGGCGCACCGCGAACTGCTTCAGGGATCAATTCTAAAGTGCCATCTGTAAAATCGATAGCGACGGTCGGCAGATGGACGCCTTCGCTAATCCAAGGAAGCCACTTACTCACGAGATCAGGCACATACGGCTGGGTCACAACGTAATCTGTCAGTGCCACTTTCGAGAACAACTCATTGCCGCTATTTAAAATATTATTCAGTTCCATTATAATTTCTCCAATATGTTTACGTTATGTTCTTCTTACGAGCGAACGATTAGACCTTGCTTTTCAAGGTGAGGAACGATGTCAGCAATGGTCACACCAGCAGGAATTTCCAATTCAAAACCCTTGATGGTCGCGTCACGAACGACTGCAAGAGCAGGTGCTTCGGTCAGCTCGTCATCAGCATGAAACACGGTTCGGTTTGCTAGGATTGCAATTGAAAGAGCTACTTCGGCATCTTCTTCAGCTGGAACCAGATCCGCAGCAGTAAGAGCCACGTAGATGCCATCGTCGCCGAGTGTAAGGATGGTTCCCGATTCATACGGAGTCGTAGAAGCCGAAATTATGATCTCTTCAAAAGAACGGTCGCCACTGGCTGGCATCAGCAAGAATGCTAGATCAGGGCGCTGTTTAAAAAATCTGGTCATTTAGAAATCTCCAAAAATATTGTTTCGTTATAATGTCTTACGAACGCTTGTTCAGCTTTGCGTAGATGTCGCGAGCGCTTGTGAGCTTGACTTCTTTGCGGGCAGGACGTGGCTCGATGTCAGAGCGAGCACCAGATGAGCCAATCGCCTTCGACATGATGGCCGACCGAATAGAAGCCTTCAGGTCTTTAGAGCGAGTGCCGAGTGCAACAAGGTCATCAACTGCCTTCGTCAGTCCGTATGACTTAGCAATCGAACGGATCGAGCGAATTTCTTCTTCTTCCTTCTTCTCATCTTCAGCAGTGTCTTCACGTTTGCCGCGTTTGCGCTCTTCATCAGAAGGCTCTTCTTCGTCCTCGGCGCGTGCTTTTCTCAGCTTGCGTGCGCGTTCTACGATCTCACTTGGAGCGTCGTCGCCCAGCTCTTCGATAGCGGCTTCAACAGCTGCTACAGCTTCGTCAACAATTTCGGCGGCCGCTTCTGCAGCGTCGACGAGTTCTACTAATTCAGTTTCATCCATGGTTCTCTTCTCCAATTTTCGTTTAGTTCTGGTGGAATTTTTGGCCTTCAAAGCCTTTGCCTTCGGCTTGTTGCGGAAGGAAATGGTAGGGGCTGGGATCGAGCGACCTGCTGACCTGACCGACGCATTCGGATCAGCACCAACGGCTACGAGCGATGCCTCATAAAGCGTCCATGACGTCGCATAAGCGACAGGTATGTCGCCGTCGCGATGTTCGATCTCATATGAATTAACGCCGTAGCCAGCAGAAATCTGGTTATAATGGCCGTCAACAATATCGGCGATGAGATCGGAATTGCGTGAATTCAGGACTGCAGTGCCATGCACTTCGGTGCCGACAGAACGAACATCATCGACCTTACCCAATATCGTGTTCACACCAGAAAAGGTGTCATGACAATCGACCAACGGCATGCCGACCGTACGTGAGAAATCGAGACCGGATGCAAGAAGGATTTCGTCGACTTCTATATATGCATCATCGGCGTCGGATATTGGCTGATCTGGATTTCGGATAGACGTGCGGACTGGCGTCTCTGTCGAGATGACGATGCCGAAAGATTTATGCTCGACATCAACGGATGCTGGCACGCGAGCAAAGGCTCGTGTGCGCAGTTGTCCTTGTTTTTGTTCGATTTTCTTCGGCATCAATCATCCCAGAAATTATTATCTGAAGTGATGATGCGGGAGGGTTTTGCAAGATTCTACTTCGATTTTTTAAGAAATGTTGTAAATGTTGAATCTGTTTTGGGGAGAGCTTAAGATGCATAAATTCTTGATATCTGTAGCGACAGCACTGGCGCTATTCAGTACAACATCGCATGCAGAAGATATCAATAATCCAACTATAAATGACTATTTAAATAATATTAATGGAGATATGTTAAATCAACTATCAAATATCGGCAGAGGTTTTGAGGTATCAAATATATGGCTTAGTTCTAATAACAGAGAAAGAATATATTGCTCACCGGATAGTTTTGTATTATCCGGCAGTCAGTATGAACAAATACTAAAAAATATTGTAAATAAAAATAAATTTGCGGGCGAAATGGAAGTGCAATATTTGGGTATTGCACTTTTAGAAGGACTTCGTGATACATTCCCGTGTCATAAGTAAATTAATATTTATCCATTTTTCGACACCGCGACGGCCAATTATGAATTTTTCGGCAGCCGTCGCAGTTTTTCGGCAGATCATATATTTACTGAAGTGTCTCAGGAGGATCTTCAGTATGCCCTTGCGTCGATGTATCCGAAGCAAGAGTAATAGGCTGCTTGATGCCGCCTGTCGATTTCCAGAATTCTCCAACAGCTGGCGACATGCCAGGCAATCCGAACGCTTCACGGAATGCGGCTTCGTCTTCGGACTGAGGAGTGATTGCACCAGCACGAACAGCGACACCGTACTGCTCTACCGAAGATGTCAGGTCGTCTTTTACAACGGCAGGATAAAGAGGATATGCGACATTTATCTCGCGTGCCCGACGCATATCTTCAGCATTTTCGGCATCGATATCTTCAGCATTTTCACCGAAGCTAGCCGCTACTCTTTTGCGTGAAGTGAATCCATTTTCTACCGCTTTTACGAAAGCCTCTATTTCCTGAACTGGGTGTATATGACCACGGGCTGGAGTCATCCATTCAGCATCATAAATGTCTTCTAAATCAACGCCTTCAGGCACTTCCCATAATCCATGAAGGACGGCGTAGCTTAGAAACCGACGCCAGACTGGCTTACAAATTTGGTTGACGAATAAGTGATACTGAATGCTCTCGATGAATCGTTGGGCTTCTAACATGACAGCTCTGTAAGTGCGTTCATTCAATTTCTCAAAATTCATTGTGATATGCTCGACGGCGAGGCCCATAGATACAGCAAGACCAGAAAGATGTTCTCTACGGAAGACGCCGTAATTAGCATCTGACTGAGTCGGCGGTGCAAATTCGACGTCGTAATCGTCTGGAACGACGGCAAAAGTACCGCGTTCCACTGGTACAAAATCTTCACCGTTTTCGTCTGTTTCAGCACCCATTTCTTCCTTCGGCTCATCGCTAGAAAGCCGAGGTTTCTTAAAAACACCAGCAAATCCAGCTTGTGTTAGCTGCTTCTCAACTTGAGCTTCGTCTGATGTCCTGATGCGTTCAGTGATGTTTAGAGCAGAAGCGCCCCATGGATACCCGCGACTGTCAGACAGGCGCTCGGGCATGTAGACGTGCAACACATCTTCAGCTGGCACGCGCTTTGGAACAAGCGATTGCTGGCCAGTCCCTTGCCAATCCTTCGGGTGAAAATCATAAAGCCAATAGCCTGATGGTCGCTCTATTACGTCGCGCTCGACACCGCTGACGATCCAATTGCCATTCGGTGCCTGTTGCGTATAGTCAAGCGGCAGGTGATCAGCTTCGAGCATTTGAAGCTGAAAATTGATGCCGCTACGCATGTCGCCAGGACGTCTTTCTCTGAAGCGTATCAAGGCTTCGCCGTCTCTCGGAATGACAAATCCGGCAATAAATTGCATGCCGTAAAAATCCATTCGTCCACGGACGTCAGCCTCTTTTTGCCAGCGATCCCAGAGCTTTAGCAGTTTTTTATCGCTGATAACTGGCTTGATACCGTAGCTAATGACATTGTTCGCTACCTGTCGACATGCCTGACGATAAAAGCTGTCATTGGCATACATCCAGCGGCTACGGCGGCGGACTTTTTCGATTTCGGAATTGTATCCGTTCGGGCCGACGTCAACAGATTGCTCGATTGTTTTCGAATTGCTGGCGGCTTCAAAGAAGTGCTTGGCGCTCTTGAAAATATTGGAAAAAATGGATGACCGTACAGAACGAGCATGTGTGCTGATCCGTCTGGATTTCGGTGCTGAGGTGCGTGATTGTGCTTGCTGAGCCATAGCTTAATACCCCCTCTTTACGACGAAGGGCAGCATCTTCACGGATGCTTTCGGTCGCTTACCGTCGAGGTCATCTAATCGCGCATATAAGTGTGCGAGGATTTTCTCAGCATTTTCAAAATTTGTTTGAGTAAGCGAACCGCCTGCGGGATAGCTGATACTCTGAGCGCCCGAAGCAAGGCCTTCTTCAAGTGCTAAAATTGCATCTGTACACTGCTCTCGTGTCCATAATTTAAATAGTCTCATTTTCCAAAAATCTCCAAAAATATACCCGTATTACCAACGTCTCGCGGTCGAGCTGACTACTCGGCCGCCTTGTTTCTTCCGCCTAAGCACAGGCTTCGGAGCGACCTTTGGCACCTCGTCCTGTCCAGCTTCGGCACCCTGCCGAGGCGGTTTGTTCTGCTTCTGATTATCCTTTGTTCTCTGCATATTAGAGACTGTGGATAAACTTGTGACAGGTGCGTCATCCAGTATTTCACCAGTTTCCGGATCATGTGGAGGTAGCACGTCTTCTATACCGAAGCGCCGCGCTGCAAGATTCAAGTCACGATATTCGCGGACGGACGCCTGAAGACCGCAGAGAGCGGCGTAAGCATACACAAGGCAGTCCCATTCTTCGCCCGTGTTTGTCGACTTTTTCCGCTGCCAATGGCGCAGGCCATTTTTATCAATGTGCAATTTCTCAGCACTCAGACCGTCGAAATATGAATCTGGAGTATCGTGCGGGAAAGTAGCGGCACCTGGTCCCCTTATAGCAAGCATGCGTCCAAGGGCGTCTTTAGCGAGCTGTGTGTCGATCATATTCCAGGTTGGCCCATTGCGCGTTGAACGGGAAACTTTTCGCGGCCAGACTGATGATGAGCGCTTTCCTTTCGCGATATTATTTCCCTTTACAGCCCACACGCGCTTTGTCGAACGGGCTTTTGCAAAGGCCTTCGTCTGATCACCATAGCTACCGCCGAGATCAATTGCGGTAGCTTTGATGCTCATTTCAGTGCCATCGGCTTTCATGAATTTTCGATTTATAATTTCATCAAGTTCGGCATCGGCTTCTGCATCTCCGGGTTCACCAAGTATAATTTTATGCATGATCAACCTCGGCATACGCTTCTTATTCCAGCCAAATACCGACACTTCTCTTGATGCTATGCTTTCGTGATCTCCGCCTTTTAGGCCTTCCTTATTTGTCTGGGTATCGCCACCAAGAGTAAGCACCACGACATCATCAGGCACTTCGGCACGATAAGGAATGCGGAGAGATTTCAGGCTGTCGGTGTCAATACTCTCGCCGCCGAGATCGTCCCATGGCTCGGCCAACACGTTGTTTATAAAGCGTTTTAGAAGTTCGGTGTCACCTTGGGCGTCGAGCCATTGCTGAGCAAGCGTGATCCATTTTGCGCCTGGTGCTGATGAATGCCATGCTGGCCAATGGTATCCACGATGACCAGGTCGGTTGGGGATTGCGGTAGGGATGAACTCGCCGCTTTCAACGATATCTTCCTTGTGATGCTCATCAATGCGACAACCCTCTGCTTCGCACTGATACCAAGCCTCTGTCACGTGCCCGTATTCGTTGGTTTTCCAACGGAAACCGTAATCGGTTTTAGAAGTTCCCCATTTGAGATATTGAACAGACCCGCAGTGGGGGCAAGAAACATGAAAACGACGCTGATCAGATAAGAGCCATTCGCGCCATACGAGCGATGTTTCACGCGATAGAGGGGTGCTTCCAACCCAGAGCTTACTGTCAATAAAAGCGGTGCCACGGTCTCGGTAGAGGGCAAGCTTGTCAGCTTGCGATTTCTTTTCAGATCGCGGAAGCCAAGCATCAGCATCGACCTCGTCAGCCATCTGCCATTGTGCGCTTATTCGGCGAAAAGCATCATCACTGGCGGCACCTCGAAAATAGAGCTGGCCGCCGTTGTTGAAACGGTGTTCATCCCACGTATCTTGAACTTCACCAGCTTTTGGTTTTCTACGGATGCCAGCTAATACGTCTTCAAAATGAGGCTCTATCTGGTCTTTATAGTAGCCCTTAGCATCGTCGTCAGTCGGCTGTGTCAGGATGGCTTTTAACGCTAGATAGCTGATGCCATAGAAAAGCATAGCTTTCAGGAATGATGACCAACCAACTTGGACGCCCTTCAGTACAGTGATTTGATCAACATCGGGGTCGAGGGCATCTAAAGCAACTGGTCGTTGGAACCCATTCAACATCATGTTACCTGGTGCAAAACTGAGAGCCTGAATCATAAAGAATGCAACGATATCAGGCCTTTGCGATCCTCCGCGTGAGGAAGCGGATATTTGCGATAT